AAACGGGCTTCCAGGGCTTCTTTTTCTTGTTGTAATATTTCGTCATCCATATTATTTAAATTCATACAAATTCGGCTGAGCAAATAACCCTTTCCCCCAACGGCCAGCCGATACCACTTCATTGGGGCTAATAAACATAATACTCTGTATATTTTCTCCCTTAATAGTTTTCTGCCAACCAAGGAGATAAATTGATATACTCTTACCTCCTAAAGTTTTTACTACTCGCCGACGATATATCAAACGCCGACCCTCCTCTAAAGAGATAGTAAAAGTTCTATCAAAAACAGACAGAGAAAACTTAACCAGCTTGTCTCTGTCTATGTCATTGTATGTATTGGCGGAACCGTTATCAGGGTATTGATGTAATTGAGTTCCGTCAGCGTAGTATGCTGTCCAACTCATAATATTTAATTTTATGCTTCGTCGTATTGATACGAATAAGTTTCCTGAGATGAAGCCCCCGCACCAGCCGTGCTATCCACTGTACCTTGGGTAATTACAAAGTCTCCGATGTCTCCAGTAGAACTGGTGCCCGTAACGGTAGCATCAATATCTAAAGGACTGGAACTATCGTAATTAAAAGCCCCGGTCACTGAATTTATAAGATTGCTATGATTGCCATCAATAGCCGACCCACTCGTTCCTTCTACTCCTACCGCCTGGTCATAAGCTGAAGCCAAAGCAATATCCATTCCCAAACCTGTTCCTAAGTCATTAGACCCATCAGTATAGAATTTCATATTACTAATAGTATTGCCTTCCGTGTTAGTAGTTACTTCCATTCTAGTAGAACACCAATAACTGTAATTAGTTCCTGAATCCGGTACTTTAACAGGGTTAGTATAGTCAGATACAGAATGCGTATCATCCGCCTTTAGACGAGTATTACTATCAGTAATATTATCTTTAGTTGGACCTGTGCCGGTCAAACGATTTATAATAACTGTTGCTGACATAATTATTTATTTTTAGAGTTAATAATTCGACCTTTTTTGATAACTTCTTTATAGAATTTCTCCCAAGTATCCCCCACCACATCAATACTTCTATTTTTCATTACATAATCTTTCTGTTCTTGTAATATATTATACCTTATTTTTCGCTTATCTAAAAGTTTAGCGATGCCATCAACCCATCCTTGGGTAGTATTCTCTACTCTATAATTAACCTCACTATCATACGGCGGGGTATCCGAAGCAATAGTAGTCGTTCCTACACTGGCATATTCATAGAACTTAATACAGCTTTTACTCTCATTGAACTCATCTCCAGTTACAGGTATCAAACCAATATCCAAGTCTAACTGCGAGAGAATACTGGGGTAAAGCTCAGGTACATAAAAAGGAACGTGGTGAAAACTTTTTAACTGCTTTAATTTGTGGTAAACCCGAAGGGCTGTATCCCGATACAAATCATCTTTGCTCTCCCATTTTTGAGCCAGATTTTTACCATACATTTCAGACTCAATAGGACTGGAAGAAAGACCTTGAATATAGAAGTCAAAATTATAGGTTTTATTCAATTCCAAAAGAGCATCAGTGATCAATTCCAAGTCGCCGTAGTGATTAGCCCCGCCTGCCCAACCTATTCTTATTCTGCCACCTGCCTGAGGTCGAGGTTTGAACATTTTAGTATCAACTGAATTAGGAACTACATAAACTTGGCCTTTAGCGAACTTCTCCACTTTTTTCTTTAAGGGTTCCGTGGAAACTACGCAGGCATCGGCCTCCGCTATTTGTGCCTCCACTTGTTTGGTGGCCTTACTCTGTTCATTGAAAATTCCACTAGCCGGATTGACCTCCGGAATCGCCCACACATCATCATCTAGTTCATAAATAACCGGCACACCACGGCTCTGGAATCGCCACATATCCCGAAGAGGGTCACTGGAATAAGTCCGCATAAAAACCACGGCATCCGAGTTTTCTGCCACTTCTTCAAAGTCATAACCAGTGTGAGAAATATAAGAGGTTTCGTGCCCCCTCTTTTTTAACTCCAGAAAAGGAACGTGAACACGGACAAAAAAACACCCGTTAGAAAACTCATTCATCGAATTCAGCATTGCCGACAACCTAAGCATAGTGTTCAGTTTTTGGACGCATCCTATGAGGAGTAGTCTTATCTCTATTAGCGTAAAATTCTCTGGCACTCTCCATTATCTTCTCTGCCTCCCTTTCCAAATATTCTTTCTTATTAAAATTCTCGCTGGATATACACCAATCGGCAGCCGCTTTCAAAGAGAGAACTCTATGGAACTCTTTATCGAATCCAGGTTCATCGCCATCAGCACTTAGGTGAGTAACACTCCTAGAAACATATATCTGCAATCCTTGAACTAAAGTCGTGGCCTCTTCTGAAGGCGGTGGATACAGAATAACCGAACGCCCCCGAAGGGCAAATTGTAACGGCAACCCGCTTTCTTTATAGTATTCATCTAATGATTGGTGGACATCGGCTTCGTGGACCAAATCAACTTTTCTAAAGTTACCATTAGCATCTCTTACCTCTATCCGTCTTACCTCACGGGCATCAGTGGGCAGTAAATAATCACGCTGATCGGCTATTAAATTGTTTCTAGCTACGGCCAGTTTATCATTATTAGAATCATCAAACTGCCATTCTGCTTGGTTACGCCAAATAAAAGTAACAAATTGGTCGTAATGCTTATTGATAGCTCGGTCCAAGTCATCATCGCCATACTCAGATGTAGAAGTGTTGACTAGGAAACGGCAATCTTTTCTTAATTCAGATAATTGCATTGTGATATTTAATTAAGGGCTCTATTCTCCCCCTCACTTAGAGGAGGAGTAAGAAACCTTAAGAGGTTATCTTAGCTGCTAAGAACCTGTTTTTGGCTTTCTCAAACAATCCTGTTCCAAACAAAGAATGGACATAGACATAATCGCCTAATCGCTTCTCTGCTGATTTAATGTAAACATTCGGAGTCATCTGAGTTACCAAGTCAATCTTAGATCTACGACCAATGTAGCAGTTGACTGTATCTGCTGTACCACCATACGTTTCAGTCGGCAAGTTATTGGAGTGGTACCATTGGAAGCCCATCCAGCTACCAACAAATCCGTTCCGTAAGGTTGAGTCAGAAACACTGAAGCCGGTATCAGCAGCTTTTTCCTCAATTCTTTGGATAAGTTTAGCGTTAGCTACCACTATCCAGTCGCCGTTCTCTTCTACATTCATTCGGCGAAGTTTCTCTCTAGCCGAAGCGAAAATATCTACTACGTTACCAGAAGTGGCGGTAATAGCTGAACCGGAAGTTCCGCCAATATCACCGTCATCCAAGGAACTGGCAGCCCCGGTGATATTCAGCAAGGTTTTAGTATCAATGTCGTTGCGGATCTGGAAAGAAGCATCTTCAACCAATGCTTGCATCTGGCTGGGTCGGCTCTGAAGCTCCTCAATGTTGTCAACATAAATAGGAACAATACGGCTTTGGTTTACTGTCAAAGTTTCATCAGTAGCCGTAATATGCTGATGATTATCAATATCTGTATTAGGACTGTAATCCTGCACAGAAAGTTCAGCGAAGTAAGATGAGTGAATAGTATCACCATCTCTCAACACTGGCTCGAAACGAGTATTAGCTACTTCAGCTGATACTAGTGACTTTCTGAGCGGGACTTGGAACATTGATGCCCAATGCTCTGGGACAATGCCAGTCACTCCTGCTCGGTGTGTTAATGCCATAATTTTCTATGCACCTATTTTCCTGACCTCAACCAGTTATAGTATCTATCTATCTGTTTGCGGGATTCTTCATCACCAGCTTGAAACTTCTCTTCAACTGTCTGTGGTGTCCAGTTTGAGAAATCTTCGCCACTCTCTGGTTGCTGTCGATTGGTAGGTGCAGGGTTACTCTGTTCTTTTTCGGCTTTTTGTCGCCGATGGTTAATAATTGCTTGTACATCCTCATTTTGAGTAGCTTCAGCGGGAGTTACCTCTAACGCCTTGGCCTGTTTCTTGATGAGGTCAATTTCTTCGGGAGAGTAGTCTTTAAGAGTTTGAACAGTCTTAGCTAATTCATACGGATCTTGCTCCAGGAACTCTTTTTCAACTTTCTGTTCTTGGCTCTCATAAGAAGCGAGCTTAGCTCTGTTCTTCTTGTTCTCTTCCTCGGCTTTTTTCATTCTGGCGTACAGCTGAGAACTATCGGTGTTTTTTGAGTCACCGCCCTCTTCAGTTTGACCAGTTTCGGAGTTGGTCTGCTCTTCTTGACCAGTTTCGGAGTTGGTAAGCTCTTGACCAGTTTCGGAGTTGGTCTGCTCTTGACCAGTTTCTGAGTTGGTCTGCTCTAATTCTTCTGACATAGATAAACAATTAACTTTTAAACGTATTCATCTTGCTTCTCTTGAGCGGTAGAACGATTGGCTGAACCTATTTTCTTTTGGAGGTTGCGTATTATCTCAACAGCTTTTCGATAGCCGTGGACTTCATCCATACTTTCCACCTCTAAAAGTTGCTCTTTAAGGTTGGTCAGCTCCACTTCAAATTCCTCATTCAAGGCCTTGCCCACGTTACTACTCGCCAATTCGGCCAAATATTCTTTTCGTTTTTCTCTATCCATATTATACTACTTGTTCTACTGGTTGTTCAACCTCCTGGTTAGCTTGTGGTGCAGAAATACCACCACCTCTGGTTTCCTTAGCAGCTTGCTGGATACCACCGGTTTGAGCCATCTCGGAACTTTCAATATCTGCCAAGCTCATTCCCAGAGAACTAAGCAGCTGACTCAGTATCTTACGTTTGGTTGGGTCAGTCAAGATAGTCTCATCCTGTTGAATGGCTTGTAATATAGTTACCATATTACTGGATTGGGCTTTCATCTTCCGAGCCTCCTCAGTGATAACAATATCAACTTCATACTCCACGTTTTTATAAAAATCATTAGGTATCTTCATACTCATCTCTTTGCCGGAGCGTTCTTTCTCGGCAGAAGCCCCTTGGATAGCTTCGTACTGAATTTGAGTCGGCACCTTTCCTTTATTCATTACAAACTTCAATAACTCTTTATTAGTTCGTTCCGCTATTAACAGAGAAGTGATCTGCTCAAAGTCATCTCCAACCAATCGCAAATAATGCTCTTCCTGGTTTTGGCTTAAAAAGTCCTTGATTACATCATCTTGGATAACCTTGCGAATATCAACAGCAACACGCTCTCGTATATCATCAAAATAAGAGGTAGTCATTTCAGCAGCTATTTGAGCTGAACCTAATGGAGTACCGGCTGGCAATCGCTCACCTCGTACCACATCAAAAGACATCGAGTTCTCATCTCTGGCCCGTAGCCAGGCTTGTTCCTCTTGATTGAAAGCGGCCAAATCTCTTTCTTCGGTAGGGATACGAGTTATCTCCGAGATAACATTCATAATATCTCCATTCGCCACTTCCTGCACCAAGTTACTGGGAGCGGAAGTATCACGGCTTTGGTAGATATTGAGAGCGGTAAAGTAGGAGTTCTTGACCCGCAAGTTAGTTATCTCATTAGTTCGTATTTGGGGATCAGAGTTCAATTCTACTCGGCCTACGCCCAACCAACGACCAGGTATCTTTTCCCAGTGAAATTCCCGATACGGAAACTCCTCCGGGGTTTCCTCTGTTGAATACAATACAACACCTTTTTTAGGTTGGTCGTAACTATCATAATGTCCGTGAGTAGTATTTTCGGGAGAGAAAACAATAAATTTAGCTCTAACATATTTATCAGTATCTCCGTCCTCTTTTAGTTCAGACTCCTGCACATCACCTCGCCTTTCGAAAATCCTAAGGAATGGCTCACCCGTATCCCGCCACATCTTGATAGCTTCCTCTATTTTATCCTTATCCCATTTCATCTGCCGAAGTTCATAGGGTGACATATAGTGCATCTCGATAACATAAGATGATTGGAGTAAGGTGTCAGATGTCTGCTCCACAATTAAATTACGCAAGTCCACAAAATGAAATTCACCCTGGACTTTTTTCTGAACTACTGAACCAAAAATAGGTAGCTCATAGAAAACTCTTTTTAAGTTCTTAGCAAAGTTGGTTTTCTTCATCCAATGCTTAACATCTCGGTCTAAAAGCCAGGCTTTATAATAATTCTGGCCTGGAGCGGGTACTATATTTATATCAGAAGTGCTGAATTTAATAGCTTTAGTGGCTACATCACAAGGATTTCTAACAATATTCTGGAAGTATTTGCGAAATCCCTCCGAGTCGTACTGGCCTTTCTCAAACTGAGAATTATATAACCGCACTACTCTATCAAGTATTTCTTTCTGATTAAAAGAAAACGAGTCCAATATTTTGGAATTTTGACTTTTAAAGTCCTGAATTTCTTTGTGAATAGTATCAAATATCATTGTCTTAATTATACCATAAATTACTCATATTCGTTAAGAAACTTCTTAGGCCGCCTTTTTGACTTGTCCAGATCTCGCCCACCTTCTTCCTCGTACATATTTATATCAGCTAACTCCCAAACTGATAAAGCCAGGGCAATAACCAGGTCATCAGGCTTCTTGCCTCGGCCTTTGTATTTATTGAACCCACTCTCTGACCTCTTCATTTCATAATCCCGCATTTCTTGTATAAGCTGTTTGTGGTCCGGCAATACCAGAGCTTGCTGGTCTATAAAAAGGGCTAATTTCTCTATCAACTGAGCTTTATTATGACCGGCTGTCCGAAATTCCTCTACCAATACTTGGCTCCTAAGCAAGTCTTGGTAAACAGCATCAGCCGAGCCGGTACTTTCTATCAATATCTTAGCATTGTTGTACCGCTTAGCTAAAGCAATAATATGAGCTTTTTGGAGAGAGTAATCCACCCCCTTAAGCTCCTCTATATAAACTACCTTATGTGTATTTCTCTCTAATATTACAATAGCACTGGCATCACTCCGGCGACCTATATCCACACCTACAATATACATACCGCCAGGTTGAGGGTCGGGGCTAATACCGGTACGAACACAATTCTCAATATTGGTGAACACCGCATTGGCTTCGGAGATATATTCGGCCATGTGCTCTTGGCGGAAATGAGCTGTGGTCATCTTCTTCTTGGTTTTTTCCCACTCTTCCACCGGCAGAAAAGGATTATCTCTGGTAGTGAAATGGAAAGCTCTATCCTCCCCCAACTCCAACTCTTTCTCGTAAAACCAGTTCTTACCTTGAGGAGTGGATATATAGACTATCTTACCTTGGCGTTCATAAGTAGTGGGGTAAATGTACCGCTCCCACAAATACTCCTTGAGCTGAGCGGCCTCATCCAGGATAACCAAGTCCGTGCTTCTACCTAAAAGCGAGGTAGGGTTCTCGGCTGATTTTACCTCCAAGACAGAGCCGTTCATTACGTTAATAGTAGCCACAGGGTTCTTGGAAATAGAATACGATTTATTAGGGGTTAGCACTTGCCCTATCCAACCAGCCACGTTATTGAAAATAATCTCAGAGAGAGAGTAATTAGGAGATACCACCCAAACAACCCGATTGGGTTTTAAAACCTCACGAAGAGCTAGGTAAGCAGAAACCTCTGATTTACCGAACCGACGACCTGCTCTAACAAGAGTTTCCCGAGACTCATCAAAAGCCTTGATAATTTTATCTTGGTTCTCGTGAGGAGTCCATTTTATCTTCTCTCGAAGACGCTCCTCATTGAGCGTGCGTTTTTCTTTTGAAGTATTGGTTGTCATCGTGATTGGTGTTAGGCAAGTACCTGGCCATATCTTTAAAAACGATAGGGAAACTGAGCTGATCTCTATAAGAATAACGGCAAATGTGTGCCCACCACTGTTCACATAGCTGCCTAACTTCCGGTGTATTACGGCGTATTATCATAGAACACTGGGCTAGACGAGGCACTAAAACATCATTGCCATAAGCCCGTATCTGGTCTTTAATATTGTCAGCTTTACCTATATTTAGTTTAAGACAGGCACTAGCTTCTTCTCGGACATTCTGCCTTAAAGGATGCTGAAGTACAGCTATATCGTAGTCCCCCAACAATTCATAATACCACTGCTCCTCTTGTTTCAAAAAAACATTGCCGTCAACCCAAATAGAGTAGTCATATTTCATAAATAAATGAGGTAAAACCTTATATATTTTAGCATTCAAATTAGGGGAGATGAATTTGTCGATACCGGGATAGACTTTAATATCCTCCCTGGGTTCATCATAATTATTAGTAATAGCCGTATATATCATAAAGAATTGGGATAAATGGTTAGCCAAAGTCGCTCTAATTCCCAAGCTACTCGGTGTTGAAGAGAAAGATTAAAAGCATTTACATACCACTTGTAAGTATATTGTTTTAATTCTTCAGCCGTGACCAGGAAGTTGGCTCCTACTATATATTTATAATTGGGCTTGATAGGCAACATCAGCTTATCACACAACCAATGCAAATGTAATTTTTCCTTAGCTGAAGTGTGTTGGGGGTTCTCTGTCGGTGAAGATGTCCTTGTGAATTTCTTATCAGGATAGCCGTGCTCAAAGGGATTACCTTGGAGGAAATAATATTGACCGTTTAGCTTCTCATAGTTATTGACTATAAAGAGCAAATAAGAGCTGGCCTCTCGACCTAAATTAGGCATATCTACCCCTTTTTGAATGATAGTCTTATCCAAGTCATCTGCCCAGGAAATATCCTCATTGTATCTAGCTATGACGTAATGTGTTGCCATTCCTCTCTTTTTTTATGAAACTCCTCAAACCACGGATGGTCTGCTTCACCTTTCCAGTATTGTTCGTTTAGTCCGATACCCACCGCTTCTTTTTCAAGGTTTTTATAGACATTTGATTCCCTTTCGTGGATACAGGAAGCATAACCGGTGGCCAGTCCCCAACCTAACTTATCAAAATCTCTTTTAGTAGCTATAAAACCCCAAATATCATCAAACCTTTCCGCTCCTTTTAGGTTACCCACAGGAGCATAGTAAACGTAGGGTATGGCCTTTCGTTTGAAAGCTACATTCATTCCACAAATAGGAGCTAACATTCCTTTAGGTATCAGACCTTGATAATAATTAGTATGGGGAGCGTTGTTGTTGAGAAGCTGAGTCGGGGCATCCCAGTCAGGGTTCTTCTGCCAAATGCCGTGTGATAGTACTACTTCGGTTTCCTCTCGAATGCCATAAGGGAAACCACGCATATAAGCTCCTACAGAAGTAGAGAACCAAGAAGAGGGGAGTCGGGAGTTGAGAATGCGTATATGGTCGCCAATGGTATCCCCGTCCGGTGATACGTCATCATCTAAGGTAATAACATACTCTATGTCTGGTAGGTATTTGGCTATGTAATAAAAGCCCAGGTTTCGCACCCCGGCACAATATGTTGGTATCAAGTCAGGAACTTCACACTCTTGTTTGTCGCCGTCTAAGATTATTTGCGGTTTGTCACCGTCAAGAACTTGAATAACAGTGATATTGTGTTTCCGGAACTGCTCTTCCCACCGTGAAAGAAAATTTCTGTATGACTCCGGTCTATTTGTTGGTATTACAACAGCTATGGACATATTTTTCTAATGACTCTTTTAAGGGGTACTCTAATTGCCACCCCGTTTCTTGTAATTTAGCACCGTCTAAGGCATAACGTCGGTCGTGCCCGGGTCGGGTCTGGTGAAAATCCGTAAGTTCGTACTTTAATTCTTTCCCTAAAATATCAGCGATCATTTGAGCCATTGTTAAGTTATCCACTTCATCATCTGAGGTGATGTTGTACTTGGCGGGAAAATCTCTTTCCTCTTTATAGGGGTGGTAAAGATCGTTGTCAATTATATGCTTGATAGCTGAAGCGTGGTTTTTAACATAAAGATAGAACCTCCCGCCTATGTAGTCCTTAGAGCCGTGCACCGTAACTGTTTGGTCATTCTTAATAGCCCTAATAAGTTTGGCTAGATATTTCTCCTCATCCTGCATCTCCCCGAAATTATTAACCGTATTGGTAATAACCAAGGGTACACCGTAAGTACGCCAGTAAGAAATGGCAATAGCTTCCTGAGCGGCTTTAGAGGCGGCATAAGGGTTAGAGGGTAGGATAGAACTCCATTCTTTAAAACGAACATTGTCAGGAGCTGAACCGTACACTTCATCCGTGGAGACTTGAACAAATAACTGGGGCTTTACTTCTCTGGCGAACTCTAAGAGAGTGAGTATGAGGTTTATATTGTTCTGAATAAAAGTCGCCGGTTCTTCAATACTCCTATCAACGTGACTCTCACTGGCAAAGTTAATTATATAATCAATACCCTTCAAACGTTGTTTGGTTTTTTCCGTAAAAGGGACTATCAAGTCGTGGGTAATGACCTCAACACGTCTGTTGTGAGGCATTCGCTCAGGAGTACCTTTATGCTTCCAAGAAGCAGGGCAAATAAATTCCCAATCGGTTTTCTCCAGAAAATACTCTAAGGCGTGAGAACCAATAAAACCAGAGGCACCGGTAAGTAATACTTTAGTCATATATATCCTTTAAGTCAGCGTGGATGTGAGAGTTCTGGGTTTTCTGAGTAGGATAGCGGTCTTTGAGCTTCATAATATTCTCTCCCGCCTTTAAGGCGTGCCCTCTAAGGGAAGGGTCATCCTCTAGGGCCCACTCCTTCCATTTCTTTACTATCTGGGTATCATCTATCTCAGAAAGAAACTCCTTCCATACCTCAGTATTAGTTAAAACTGCGGGTTGTTTAGAAGTAGTATCAGACCAACCGGCCTCTCGCATTATCTTGCCCATTGAGGGGGGAGCAATACCATTCTTGGTTTGCCTCTCTAAATAGTACATAAAGAGTTCCATTGCCTTTTTTTGGCGAGCGTTGGGCTTTCTAACTGTTTTGACCATATAATATATTATAACCTATATCACCTTCTCTAAGAAAGAAATAAGTCATAGAGGAGTTCTCCTTACCTATAATAGTGCCGTCATCTAACACTTCCTCCGGTTCCTTATTCTTTAAAAGATGAGTAGGGAGGGAAGAGGGCACACCTCGGTGCAATTTCTTACCCTCCCAATAAATAGTAGAGCCATCGGTAATAATCTCTCTAAGGTAAGTAGATAATTTGTTGGGGGCTTCGGAAAGCAGACGGGAGTATTCCTCCTCAGAAAGTCTAACTGTAACTCGTTTAGTTCTACTCATACCCCTAAATTATAGCAAATGTCTGACAAATTAGCAAAATTGTCTGACAAATTAGCAAAATTGTCTGACAAATATAGGGATTGTCTGACAATTGGGGCAGTGAATAGGTGGAATTTAGGGGTAGTGAATGGGTGATAAAAG